TTTTGTATAATTGTTTAATCATTAGTAATCCGCCCTTTCAATATTATCCTTCTTTATAAGGTTAATTGTCACTTATGAAGTTGATTGGAAAAATAAAACAGTTAAAGTCGTTGATAAATATTCTGATGACAATAAACCTTATAAAGAAGGATAATATTGAAAGGGCGGATTACTAATGATTAAACAATTATACAAAAACATCACAATTTGTAGTTTAGCAATATCTACTGCATTAACTGTATTTCCGGCAACTTCTTATGCAAAAATTAATTCTGAAATTAAAGCTGTTTCTGAGAAGAATCTTGATGGTGATACTAAAATGTATACACGTACAGCTACAACAAGTGATAGTCAAAAAAATATTACTCAAAGCTTACAATTTAATTTCTTAACTGAACCTAATTATGATAAAGAAACAGTATTTATTAAAGCAAAAGGTACAATTGGTAGTGGTTTGAGAATTTTAGACCCAAATGGTTATTGGAATAGTACATTAAGATGGCCTGGATCTTATTCAGTTTCAATTCAAAATGTTGATGACAACAACAATACAAATGTGACTGACTTTGCACCAAAAAATCAGGATGAATCAAGAGAAGTTAAATATACGTATGGTTATAAAACAGGTGGAGATTTTTCGATTAATCGTGGAGGCTTAACTGGAAATATTACAAAAGAGAGTAATTATTCAGAGACGATTAGTTATCAACAACCATCATATCGTACATTACTTGATCAATCTACGTCACATAAAGGTGTAGGTTGGAAAGTAGAAGCACATTTGATAAATAATATGGGACATGACCATACGAGACAATTAACTAATGATAGTGATAATAGAACTAAAAGTGAAATCTTTTCTTTAACACGAAATGGAAATTTATGGGCGAAAGATAATTTCACACCTAAAGACAAAATGCCTGTAACTGTGTCTGAAGGGTTTAATCCAGAATTTTTAGCTGTTATGTCACATGATAAAAAAGACAAAGGTAAATCACAATTTGTTGTTCATTATAAAAGATCAATGGATGAGTTTAAAATAGATTGGAATCGCCATGGTTTCTGGGGCTATTGGTCTGGTGAAAACCATGTAGATAAAAAAGAAGAAAAATTATCAGCATTATATGAAGTTGATTGGAAGACACATGATGTGAAGTTTGTAAAAGTACTTAATGATAATGAAAAGAAATAAGTAATAAAAGTTGCCTGCTACATAGAATGTAGTAGGTAACTTTTATTTATATTTGAGTAGATAGATTTATTATGATGTGCAGTGTATGAATCTTGTTTGAGTGTAGAGTAAAGACTTGTATTAATGAAAAATTAAAGTTGTTAAGATGATTTTATTAAAATGTAAGTCAATTCAAATTTTAACAATATAACTCGCTTCGTCCTTTTAGAACGAAGCGAGTTATTAGTTAGTTGAGCACTATTTACTATAGGCTTTGATTGGGTAATGATCTGAAAAATCATTGTAAACGTAGTAATATGGGAACGCATATACATCCCATGGCTTAGGTTTTTCAGTCACAACTTCATTGACTAATTGTTTTGGTTGTTTATGATCTTTATCTGTAAATATATAGTCTAAATGTTCTGGTTTACCATTAGGGTAATTATATTTCGCAATTGAATTTGATTGAGGGTCCCATGTGCTATTATGACCTGCATATAGAACATCATTTACATTCAAGTTTTTAAGCATATCTTTGAACTCTGGAGTGCCTTTATTAACATTAAGGTCGCCACCTATATATACCGTTTCATCTTTAGGGATATTTTTCTTTTTAACAAAGTCACTGATTTCTTTCATTTGTTCAGCTCTAATTTTTCGATCATGTCCAGCACCACAACGTGAATCTTCAGATTGTGTATGTGTACCGATAACGTGAATGTTCTTACCATTTTTCTCTATTTTTGTATAAACAAAGCCTTTGTTGCTATCATTATCGAATCCACAACCGCTTTTGAAAACATGCTGGATTTTTTCTTTAATAGGATATTTACTTACAATCGCTACGCCACCATCTTCAGCAACAGTTGATGAGTAGCTACCTTCAGTTTTGTCCCAACCTGATTGAGAACGACCGAGTACAGGTGTTTGGTAAGGATATTCTTTTTTCACATTACTTAATAATTTGTCTGATGCACCATTATCAAATGCTTCATTGAATATTACGACATCATTATTTTTAATATAAGAAGATTGTCCGATTAAATCAGCGCGTTTATATTGTCCCCAGTTTGGATACATAGAAACCTTGTAACAACAGTATTTATTGGGTTTGGAGTCCCTAATGGGTCCCTAAATTACATACTTTCTAAAATTTTAGTTGTTTTTTTGTCCTCTTCATTAAATTTTTCTTCTAACAAATGAGAATACACGGATGTAGTTATTGCTATATTTTTATGACCTAATCTTTTAGAAATGTAATGTATAGATACACCTTTTGCTAGTAAATAAGAACAATGAGTGTGTCTTAATGCGTGCGATGTAATAATTGGTATATTATTGACTCTACAGGCTGATTTCAAAGCATTATTGATAGCCTGAAGGTTAATTATAGATCCGGCTTCTTTGAAAATGTAACCATCATAGCTAATTGCAAATGTACTTATGACGTCCATAATGTGTTTCATATCAGATTTAGCGATACTGATATATCTAGGGGAAGTATCGGTTTTTCGCTCGTCAATAAATATAGTGTTTTTCACTTGGTTGATATGCTCAATCTTTATATTTCTTGCACCACTGACACGACAACCCGTACAAATCATTATGAATAGCGCTAATGATGAACGAGTTCTCTTCTTTCTGACGTGATCTTTTAGTATTTCATATTCAGTTACCGAGATGAATTTTTCTTGTTCTGACTTCGTAGGTTTTCCGGCTTTATAATTAACTTTATAAGCGGGATTTTTAAAAATAAGCCCATCATATAATGCGTCATCTAAAGCTGACCGAATAGCACCGTTTGTTTTTCTTATAGTTTCTTTTGCGTGTTCTTTTGAATAATCGTTTATGAATTTCTGATAAACTTGTCTATTTATCTTTGATAACTCCATTTTACCTATTTTATGTTTTTGTATATGTTGTAATGCATTTCTATAATGACGGTAGGTATTTTCTTTAACAACAGGTTGTTTATACGTTTTAATCCAATTTTCGAAGTATTCTTCAAGAGTTATATAGTTATCTATATTAAAACCACTTCTTAACTCATTTAACTTGTCTAGTCCAGCAGAATTAGCTTCACGCTTTGTTCTAAAACCTTTCTTACGGTATCTTTTTCCTTCATACTTAAATTCATATTGCCATTTTTTACCATCGTAACAACGTGTTTTCATGCGTTCCCTCCTCAAAATTGGCAAAAAATAATAAGGGTAGGCGGGCTACCCATGAAAATTGTATAAAAAAAGACGCCTGTATAAAATACAGACGCCACTTATAGTTATAAGATTACATGGTTAATTACCAAAAATGGTAACGAATATATACGTGTTTTAAAGGATAAACCTTTAATATATTAAAATTATATCATCTTATATCAGGAATCTGCAATATATTATTATTAATTCTATTTATCAGTAACATAATATCCGAAGAATCTATTACTGGATTTTTAATTTTTTGGGGTAAAACTTTTCTTATGCGAAACTTACTAATCGGCTGGAAAGAATTTATGCAAGCGTAACTATTACCTTTTAATTTTTTTACCTTATCAATTGCTGATACTATGTTATTAATGTTTCTGTCAATTTTATTTAATTTATTTTCAATTTCTAAACTATCAGATATAAATTCACTAAAATAATCTTTAGTGATGAATTCTGTGTTGTTTTTTTGGTATTTTTTATCGAAAACTTCTTTTAATATAGCTGAATTATTTTGCGCGCTAATTAAATTTAAAAACAATCTTAAATAATACTCCCATTTCAAATCAAAATTCATCTTTAAATACTTTTTGTTTTCTTTAGAAGATAAGGGAATAACATTTACTATATCTTCCGTATTAGAATCATTTTTATTCATCACTATTGCAAAGTGTGAATTAGAGAATTCTTTATTAACGTTTATACCGAAATCTACAAAAACTATTTCTCCTTGTTTAAACTTTGGATAAAAACCTTTATGGTTTTTTTCACCTTCAAATCTCTTGAGTAAATAGTGAATATCTGAATCTAATTTTTTAAATTTTGGATTTCCAGAAGTTTTTAATTTATTAATGCGTTTTTCTATATTATGCGTCATCATTTCTCCTTTATTCTCGCTCACACTCTCACCACCATTCAACGTCTACACTAGTAGGCGTTTTTTTATTTAGTAAAATCATAATGAATCTTCTTTGGTTAACTTATCTCCATCTATTTTTTGTGAAATAAATTCCAAGTATTTACGCGCATTATGTGACGATAAATCTTTAGGTAACTCATAAGTGAATGGTTGATTACCACTAGTTAAAACTTCATATACTATAGTTTCTCTTTTTATTTTGCAATTAGTTATTTTCATTATAAACTTCCTTTCAAACACTGCTGAAATAGACGTCTTTTATATTAAAGCGCCACACAGGCGCTGTTAATCACAATTTAGTTCTATCAGTGATTTTAGACTCCATAACTCTTTGATGTGATTCTTTAGCTTCTCGAATCATATCTTTAAATTCTTGACTGTCTATAAAAGCTTTAGCCTCTTCTATTTGCTCTTGAGTAAGCTCTTTACCACCAGTATTGATGTGTAAGTGTTCAATTTCTTTATAAGTACTCATTTTTTCGACTCCTGTTCTTCAAGTTCACTTTTAGTTATAGGTAAACCATTGTTCAATCTATAAGTCAGTTCTTCTTCTGTATAAAAGGGGATTTCAACCATTTCCCACTCTTCAATGTTAATGTCAACTTCTTTAAAATCCATGTTAAACCCTCCTGTGAAATGAATTTTCTATTATTTATAGTAATTACTTATAAAAATACAATCTTTACCTATCTCAAACTTTGTATTCTAAATGTACTCGTAATCCATAGTCTGATTCTTTAGTAACGATTTTCTCTTCTAAATAATCTAAAGTTTTATACTTACCACCATTAATATATGCGTTACAAGAAACGATGTTGTCCATATGATTGACTAATCTTGAAGCATACTCTCTAGGTACATATCCAACGTGAAATTCAGAGTATTCATTTGAAATCATAACTTTTATCGCGTTTTCATCATAAGGATTATCCGGTTCTTTTTGTAAGAATACACCAGGAATAACCTCGTAATCAGAAATTTCATACACCTTGTCTTCATAAAGTAATTCTTCTTTAAGTTCATTTCCTTTCAAATCACTATATAAGAAAAAGAAATCGTCGTTATTTTTCATTTTCTTGATAAGTTTCTTTAATTCTTTTCTACGACCTTCATAATTTAATCCTACGACGTCGAAAATTTCAACTTTAGTTTGTTCATCATCATTAATAGGTAGACAATCATTCGAGATAATTGTTTCCTTATTCTTAGATAATTGCATATAAGTTTTTAAAATTGAGATGAATCCTGTTAAAGGAGAGTTTGTTACGAAATAAACTGTTAATTTTCTATTATCGTTTAATGTTAAAAAAGCTTGGTTTTTCCAAATAGTAACAACAGTGTTATAATCTATAACCTCTGATAATGAGATTTTGAATATATAATCTTCTTCTTTCCTTATAAAACAAATCTCTTCATGTGAAATGAATATAGAACCCATTCTCCTCTTGTTTTCGTCGAATTTTATGTCGCAACTGTCGCTGATTATTGGTTCAAAGTAACTGTATTGATCTGATAATATTTTTTCATCTTGCTTTCTAGGTTTCATTTTACTACCTCCTATAAAATAACTTTTCCAACTAACCTCACACTTTCGTTATCATAAAAATATAAATCTTTATACTTTTTATTTAAAGAAACCAACGTTAATCTATTATCTTCTACATAAACTTTCTTTACGTAAGCATCTCCATTTATAATAAAGACGCCTATTTGTCCATCTTTGATAGTGTGAGATTTTTCAATGAATATAATTTGTCCGTTTTTAAATAACGGCTCCATTGAGTCTCCATTTACTTTTAAAGCTATATCATGTGCGGGGACATAACCTCTTACGAATTCTTTTGAAATAGGCTCGTTATATAATCTTTCGCCAATACCAGCTGACGCACAACCATATATATCCACTTCGGATTTTTCTTGAATGTAAGAATTGAAATCTACCAGATTATCACTGTCATTATTTTGTTCTTCTAATTGATTAGTCGCATATTTTAGTACATTGCTTTGTCTTGGAGGCGTGAGTTTACTGTATATGGAAGTGATGTCGTTATTTTCAATTTTTCTATTCTTAGAAATATCAAACCCCATAAGCCACGCTTCGTTAACGTTTAAAGCCTTTGCTAGTTCAAAGACTTTGTCTTGTTTCGCTTCATATTTTCCGTTTAAATAATCGCTAATTGAGTTTCTACCAATACCAGTCCTTCTTGATAGCTCTGATTGAGATATCTTCCGTTCAGACATAATTTGCTTTAATCTATCCTTAAAACTGTTCATATTTCTGAACACCTCCTAAGAACATAATACTACGTACAATGACGATTATCAATAATTTTTAACAAATATTGTACAGAAAAATGTATTTTATGTGTTGACTTATTTAAACAAAGGTGTTTTAATTGATTTGTACAGAAAACCGAACAAGAAGGGAGGTGAGTTTATGATATACAATTTCGATTATAGTTTGCTGTACGAAAGAATGGCAGAGTATAGATATAGCCAAAGTTCTTTAGCGAACGCAATCCCTATTTCAAGGACATCTATTAATCACAAGTTGCAAGGAAAAAATTTATTTACACAATGGGAAATAAAACGAATCTGTGAATTATTAGAAATCCCACCAACAAAAGTAGGTAGATATTTTTTTGAACAAAATGTACAGAAACCTGTACAAATGTCGTAACAGGAGGAAACTATGGAACAAATCACATTAACCAAAGAAGAGTTGAAAGAAATTATAGCGAAAGAAGTTAGAAATGCTATAAAAGGCGAGAAACCAATCAGCTCAGGTGCAATTTTCAGTAAAGTAAGAATCAATAATGACGATTTAGAAGAAATCAATAAAAAACTCAATTTCGCAAAAGATTTGTCGCTAGGAAGATTGAGGAAGCTCAATCATCCGATTCCGCTAAAAAAGTATCAGCATGGCTTCGAATCAATTCATCAAAAAGCTTATGTACAAGATGTTCATGACCATATTAGAAAATTAACATTATCAATTTTTGGAGTGACACTTAATTCAGACTTGAGTGAAAGTGAATACAACCTAGCAGCAAAAGTTTATCGAGAAATCAAAAACTATTATTTATACATCTATGAAAAGAGAGTTTCAGAATTAACTATCGATGATTTCGAATAAAGGAGGAACAACAAATGTTACAAAAATTTAGAATTGCGAAAGAAAAAAATAAATTAAAACTCAAATTACTCAAGCATGCTAGTTACTGTTTAGAAAGAAACAACAACCCTGAACTGTTGCGAGCAGTTGCAGAGTTGTTGAAAAAGGTTAGCTAAATTCAACGGTAAGGATTTGCCCTGCCTCCACACTTAGAGTTTGAGATCCAACAAACACATAAGTTTTAGTAGGGTCTAGAAAAAATGTTTCGATTTCCTCTTTTGTAACAGTTTCAATTCCTTCATATCCTGGAAAAACAATTTTCTTTAAATCCGAAACATGTTTTTTTGAACCATCCTTTAAAGTAACTAGAAGTTTCATACTTATCACCTCCTTAGGTTGATAACAACATTATACACGAAAGGAGCATAAACAATATGCAAGCATTAAAAACAAAATCGAACATCGGCGAAATGTTCAACATACAAGAAAAAGAAAATGGAGAAATCGCAATAAGTGCAAGAGAGTTATATAAAGCTTTGGAAGTTAAAAAGCGTTTTAGCGCTTGGGCAGAAATTAACTTGAAGCATTTCAAAGAAAATAGGGATTTTACAAGTGTACTTACAAGTACGGTTGTTAATAACGGAGCTGTAAGACAACTAGAAGATTATGCTTTAACACTTGATGTAGCTAAACATGTTGCGATGATGTCAGGTACAGAAAAAGGTTTTGATTTTAGAGAGTATTTCATCCAAGTAGAGAAAGCATGGAACAGTCCAGAAATGATTATGCAACGTGCTTTAAAAATTGCTAACAACACAATCAATCAATTAGAAACAAAGATTGAACGTGATAAACCAAAAATTGTATTTGCAG